ATACACCATCGGTCGCTCCGGTCAACGCTCGTGTCATGCCTAAAGGTTTGTTATTACCATCGCCATCAACGATCGCAGCTTCCAATTGTGTTGCCAGTGCTTCACTTAACAACGTTCTCACATGTTTATCCAACCAAGCTGGCCCAATGTCTAGCATTGCTTTTGCCACAGGGATAAACGCGGATAATTTCATTTGCCCCAATTGAATCATGGTAAATGCTCCAGCCAATTCGCTGGAGATAGTAGCGGTTAATTCGCCCCAAGCCGCAACGCCTGTAGATGTTGAAACGAGGATTTCGGTTAAAATGCCAGTGTTTTGGAAGCTAATCGCATCTAATAATGGATGATTGGTGGTTAAATCATCGAAGATCGCATCAATGGTGGTCTTTGGCAACACATCATCAATTAACACAACCGCCTGTTTTGGATCACTCGATTTCATAGCAGTAATCATGTTAGTGTAATATTTGTTTTCTTCTGAGGTTAACTGCCTAACGCCTCTTGAGGCCAATACGGCAGTGTCAGCGGTTTGTACTAACCCCCGAGCTTCGGCCATTACCGATTCTTGAATGTTTTCTGATAGTTCGGCAAACGCCTGGACGAAACCTTCATTATCATCGTTTTTAATGGAATCGCTGAACTTTTGCAGGATTGCAGTTTTTTCAGCTTGCAATGTATCTAAATTTTTCATATGGTTTTACTCTCTTTCTAGCCTTTCATGGCTGATAAAAAATTTTTTAGTTTGTTCTGTGGTTCGGAAACCAGCTCAATCGCCGGCTCGACAATAGGTTCTTCAATAATTTTCGATTCAAATTCTTCAACTGTTTCCATTAAAACGCTTTTAATCAGCGCATTTTTAGCGCATTGGCTAACCGTGCTTGCAGTGTCGTTTATAATGCTCGTTGCAAAACCCATCGTTAAACATTGTTCAGGCAATAACCATGACTCGGCGTCTAATAATGTTTGTAAATCCGCATCATCAATGTTGATTGATTCCTTATAGACATTGAAAGCGGCTTGCGAAATAACATCTAAATCATCAGCTTGTTTTCTCAATTCCACTGAATTGCCCATGACAAAATTCCAGGCATTATGAATCATTAATAACGACGCGTTGCTCATAATCCGTTCATCGCCGGCCATAAAAATGACGCTGGCAATCGAACAAGCAAACCCATCACAATAGGCGTTAACTTTTGCACTGTGGCGCTTAAGTGAATTGTAAATAGCCAATCCCTCGGCTACCTCCCCACCATAGGAATTAATGTATAAGTTAATTGTGCCAGCTTTTACGGTTTCTAATTGTTTGGCTAATCCATAACTCGAAACGTCTGTTTCGTCCCACGGATATGATGTAATATCGCCATAAATATAAATGTCTGTGGTGTCCTCATTTTGAACTAGTGAATAATATTTTTTCATGTTTCCTCCTTTCAAATTTTTACAATAAAAAAGCACCCCTTTATGGTTCAGGTGCTACTGGTATAAATGGTTCTGCTGCCGTTACCCCTGTGGCCACATCGGCCATGGTTGCATAATTCTTTGTTATAAAATGCGTATTACCAAAATCTTCAACGATTGGAACATCTCCAATAACATCCCGCACTTCATTTGCCGTATAACATCCCGATGCAATTAATTTATCTATTGCAGTTGATGATTCAAGTAAATCGATATGTTTGATGGCTCTCATATCTATTTTTATATAGTTGCCTTTTGACACACCATCATAACCGTATCTTTTACGGCATATTTCTTCTTGTATCATGGATATCAACGGGTTTATTGTAAATGTCAAATACGAACCCATCGCCGAATCAATACCGGCTATATCGCCCCTCAGCAACGCCGGCGGTATGCCGAATGCTTTGGCGGTAAAGTCGCTGATATCGTCCATCATCGCCCGGATATCCCGGGTACCTTCGTTCGAATAGGTTTTATTTGCCATATCGGTATAAGTAAAACCTTTGGATAATGGCAAAACAGAACTTTCGCTTTCAAAAAACGACTTGAATCGTTTATTGATCAATTCAGTTAGATATGCTTTTTCTACCTCAGTACCTCCGGCGACTGTTTCAACATCTAAAACGCCTTTAGTGCCACGGCTTTTTTTATAGCCATCCATGCCATACGTTAGCAGCTTCCCATAACTTTCAAAAATAGCCTTGGTAACTTCTCGCATATCATTTTCGGATAATTTAAAATACATAACATCCGACATTTTAAATACTTCGGGAAAATTATATGCCCCCACTGTGACCTGGCTGAATAAATTATCTGTCAGTGCATATTCATCTACCGTAAAGCTGTCAGCTACCAACAACTGCCCGTTTCGCGTTTCAATAACTAAACATTCATTATTAGAATATAGCTGTGCAATGAACTTGTGCATGAACTCGCTTGAATTTTGATTCTTGTTCGGCTCCACATTCCACAAATAGTGCTCTTTTGTTTTTACTTCAACATTGTTTGTAAATGTTTTAAATTCACATTTACTCACTGAATTTGCAATTAAGTTGACAGCACTCCAAAACGCTATCTCTCTAAAATTTGTTTCAGCAACAAGAACTTGAAATTCCTCTGATGTCATTTCAGTTGACGTTGTAATGTCACCGGAGAGCCAATCTCTTATATAACTTATCAGTCCCATTCTTTAACCCCCTTTCTTTCTGTTTCTCATAACGGCACCCCCTTATTTTCGTTATAAAAATTAAGCCTTTTAACGCCGTTGCTCATGGCCAGATATATTTCACCCCCTAGATACTATTCATAAATTTAGGTAAAAAAATAACACCGTAATCAATTGATTGGATGTTTTAAAACGGGTCCCCTACTATTTTTGTGATAAATAAATCTATAAGCGTCTTAACTCTTATTCTTTTATGTGGTGGCCGCCACTGTTTTTCGTTACTCAAATATAATTCTCTTACTTCGCACCCGGCGACATCAATTTGTTCGGCCGTATTGTCAACGCAATGCTCAATGATTAATGCGATAACTTTTTTCCCACCTAATGATAAATCGTCCACCATTCTTTGCATAGCCAACCTTTGCCCAAATGGTAATTTTTTATCTCTATATTTTACTTCAAAAATAACGTATGCTTTATTGTTATATTCAATTAACCCGTCCATATCTGTTGGGGTAATATTCCCGTATCGAATGCCAGAAAAACTATTAATTTGCTGAGCTCGTGCAACATTTTGAATAACACCCCTACTGTCCATTACAACACCGACATACTAACCCATCACACTGATTTATAAATTCCTCCACATTATCCCCAAAATATAAAACACATTGCCCTTGCAGTGGCGCACCGCCTGGATTCCCGTTAACATCTAAAAACTTCACCCGGCTTTTAATAAACCAAATGGCCTGTGCTTTTTCAGACATTGTTTGAAACCACTTTGTCTCGGTGGCGTTATTAACTAATACACACGCTTGTTTTACATTGCCCACCTCTAATTGTTCAACCAATTTCTCAGCAAATAAGCTCATGAGTGGCTGTGCGTATGGAGGATTCATCCACACATTGCCTAACCATTCATTTTTTAAACCATTGCTTTCAGTTGTATGAAAAGTATCAGCCTTAACAGTTTTGTTTGCGATATCACTTGACGCCGGGTCGCAATCAATACTACCCATAACATTCCGGGCAATTTCTATGTACTCAGGTGGCGTATACCACTCATTGTTACCACTGTTGTTTGATACATGCGGTTTTTTAGATTCAATAATTTCCTCAATAACTTCTTTTTGTTGTGCTGGCTCTTGCCTTGAAATAATAGTTGCTTCTGTTTTTGTTATACTTTCTTCTTTTAGCATTTCTTTAATTTCTGGCGTTAAGTCTCTTGCTCTTTTAATACTTTCTTTTAACACTGTTTCGGATTTCCCGGTTTTATTAGAAGTGTCGGTGATGAAGGAGGGTTTGGACGTGGAGCCGGAATCCGTCCTCACGTTATTATCTAATTTTTTATTCATTGAAATTGCTTGCGATTGGCCTACCTTCGTCTCCGGGTACATCTCTTCATAAATCTGCTTGCGCCGATACGTTAACTCATCTATTTCGCTATAATGAAGTTCGTTTCGCATTAGGTTTTCGTCTATCTCCATCAACTCAAACTCTAACTCTGTGCCAGTTACTATATTTGCTTCAATTGTTTCTTTTCCTAACAACTTAAATGCTTCTAGCCTGTGCATCCCGGCAATTAAAAGATAACCACCATTACATTCTCTGGCCGTAATAGGATTTATAAGCCCTATTTCTTTTATACTGTCCGCTAATTGCTCAACTTTACTACTATCAACTATTCTTCTATCGCTATTTATTTTTACAGCGCTTGTATTTATATTCATAATTATCACCTTTCATAATCGCCTTAAAAATTAAACCATGGCAGGCTCTAAGGTTTGAGCTTTTCGGGTTGCACTCCCTAGCCATGGAAAAAACTATAATAAAAAAGCACCTATTAAGGTGCTAATTGCAAATAGTAAAACTGGTTCCTTTTATTTTTAAATACATGGTTAATTGTTCAGCAAAGTATTTCGGGTCGTCAGTGTCAATGATAAGCTCCATATTAATTGATTCACCTTCATGGCTCAAACTGTAACCAACAATATCACTATGCAATTTTAAAAAGTTGTTAAAATACGCTTCATACGCCCGACTGAATCTTGTGCTTATTGGCACTTTTATAATTACTTCTTTCATTTTTCTTTCTCCTTTTTTTTTAATTAAAATACATCGGCATGTCCAGAAGCTCAATGCCGCCCGTTACATCTAATTTTTCTTCAATAATTATCGAATGAACCAGTGCCATAAATGGGTCTGTTTTCCGAGTTTTCCCTTCAATCTTTCCGTAATAGCGGTTCCCCGTGTCAACGCCCGTCTTTACCTTCGAGGATAAAACACTCACGTTGTTTGTCGCCCACCGCAACAATGGGTTATCCCCCCAGATGAAAAATTGATTATTAAAATATGATTCAATCACAGGAACTACTTTGTAAATATCATTATTTCTAACGATTTTTAAGTTTTTCTTTTCCAAGGCGTCAAACCCGATTCCTTTTAATGCGCTGGCCAACAAGGTATAACGGAAGTTATCAAGTGAAACTTCTGTGATGTTATAAATTTGGCCTTGTTCTGCGACCCATTCGGTTAATAATTCAGGGGATATTTCAACATCATCAACAATTGTTAATAGACCCATATCAGCCCATCTATATTTTTCAGCCACAATCCTTTTAAAGTCAGCAGAATTTACGCATAGCCAAGAGTGGTTAATGTCATAACGCTTGCCGTCTTCTTTAAAATGCAAATTAATAGATGCCATATCGTTGATTTTAGTATAATCAATTCCGCACGTACATGATTTCCCTGTTAAATCCGGCAATGGCTTGTTTGTTGCGATGACATTTTGCCAATCACTAACAACTACTTCCTTATTAGATTTCGGAAAATTTAACCGCTTGGTGAAAAATTCCTGTTCAACATGAGGCTCATATTTCATCGATATATATTCTTTATCCATAATCTTTTTTAATTCTGGGAAATGTTTTAATGATGGGTTTGCCTTATGCCACATTTCAGGGTTAACTGCTTCTTTTTCATCATCAATTTGATAGATCAGGGGTATCATCCCCATTTCAATAATCGTGCCGTTTAATACATCTTTTGCTATTTTCAACTTATCGTCTAAAACACCCTCCCTAACATGGCCTTGGGTTGTGATGTAAAACGCGCGTGAATGTTTTTTCTTCCCAAAACCGCTAGTAAATACTGAAATCATATTATAGTTTTCGTATTCGTGGATCTCATCAAAGATTAAGCAACCGGTTCTTTTCCCGTCCTTGGTTCTAGCATTTGATGTGTTGTATTTAACGTAGGATTTCGTTATTTTATTTCGGATAAGTTCTTTTGATTTATAAAAGAACTTACATGATTTCTTCCAAGTGCGTTCCAGCATTTCATAAATATCAATAAATGAGGTCTGAGCCTGATCTTGGCTGTTGGCGACGATATCAACATTATAATTATTAATGCCATGTGCCGGGAGCGTGAGATACCAAGCGACAGGCGATATAAAACCGTTTTTACCATTACCCCGTCCACACATGATTAAAAATTCATCAAAAACCACAGTGTCGTTTGATTTATAATAACAATGAATTAATGCGAAAATAAAAAGCTCCCAGTCCAGGAACTTAATTTCAAAATACCGCTCAATTAATTCAATGCCTTTTTCTATTTTATCGGCATCAATGAAAACATCAGGGTTATTTAATTTATTTTCTACAACGTTCATCGCTTGGACAATTGTTTGACTGGATACAATCGTGCCGGATCGGACATTATCCATATACGAATCAATATGAGGGTTGTAATTACATTTCCTCATCTACTTCTTCAACTTTTCGCGTTGGCTTGATTCCCATCGCATCCAGTAATTTAATCATCTGTTGGCTAACCTTTAGTAGTTGATCCACACTATCATTTTTCTTACAACCAATTTGGCCTCCACCGTTATTATATTCCGTGTTAACTCCACGCTCTTTTACATCTTTGATTAATAGGTTTTTAGTATCCCATAATTGCAAATAGTCCTCAATTAAATCCAGATACCAACTGCCTATAATTCCATTTTCTTCCAGTCGTTCAATTAAATCTTTTTTTATATTATCGCGCGTTTTATTCGTTGCCATGCTTTCTCACCTCCCTTATATGGTTTTTTATCAATTTATCATATGTACTA